CGGCCGGGCCAGACCCGTGGCGTGCCGTGGCTGGCGTCTGCGATCCAGCGGCTGCATCACCTGCAGGGCTACGAGGAGGCCGAGGTGATCCGCGCGCGGGCGAGCAGCGCGCTGATGGGCTTCATCGAGAGCCCGGAAGGCGAGCTACTGGGCGATGAGGTGGTGGACGGCGAGCGGGTGAGCAACTTCGAGCCAGGCGTGTTCAAGTACCTGGCACCCGGCGAGAAGGTGACGGTGCCGGCGCTTGATGCCCCGGATGGGCAGTTCGAGCCGTTCCTGCGGGCGATGCTGCGGGCGATGGCTGCGGGCCTGGGCTGCAGCTACGAGAGCGTGAGCCGCGACTTCAGCCAGACGAACTACAGCAGCAGCCGCCTGAGCCTGCTCGAGGACCGCGACCACTGGCGCGCGCTGCAGCAGTACCTGATCGAGAACTTCCACCAGCCGGTGTTCGAGGCGTGGCTGGAGATGGCGGTGCTCGGCGGCGCGCTGGGGCTGCCGTTCTACGAAACCGACCCCGAGCGTTACCGGCAGATCCGGTGGATGCCCCGCGGCTGGGCGTGGGTGGATCCGGCCAAGGAGGTGCAGGCCTACAAGGATGCGGTGCGCTGCGGCTTCAAGACCTTGGGCGAGGTGGTGGCTGAGCAGGGCGGCGACCTCGAGGAGCTGATGGTGGCCAGGGCCGCCGAGCTGCAGCTGGCTGATGAGCTTGAGCTGGTCTTCGACACCGACCCGCATGAGGTGAACGCCTCAGGCACGCAGCAGGCCGGCGATGTAGCCGAGGATCAGGCCGAGGAAATGGATCCCGACTCGGCAGACGATAATGGCGAAGATGACACCGAGGACACCGATGGACCTATCGCGTGATCTTGAGGGGCAGCTGCTGAAGCGCGCCGAGGTAGCTGACTTCCAGGTCAGCGAAGACGAGCGCAGCATTGAGTTCCCCTTCAGCTCCGAATACCCCGTTGCTCGCTACTTCGGCAACGAGATCCTGGCCCACACGCGCGAAGCGGTGGATCTGGCTCGCCTGGAGGATGGCGCACCCCTGCTGTTCAACCATGACCCCGCCAAGGTGATCGGCGTGGTGGAGCGGGCCTGGATCGACGGCAAGAAGAAGCGCGGCTACGTGGCGGTCAAGTTCAGCCGCAATGCCTTCGCGCAGGAAGTGCTCGCCGATGTACGCGACGGCGTGCTGCGCAATGTGTCCGTCGGCTATCAGATCGCCGACATGGAACAACGCGGTGAAGACTTCGTAGCGACCCGATGGAGTCCTTACGAAGTGAGCGTGGTTAGCATACCCGCAGACCCAACGGTCGGCGTCGGGCGTGCTCTCGACGCTCAACCTGCGGCCCCCGCCGCATCACCAACCCCCCAACCAGAACCTGAGGTTCCGATGGAAAACACCCCTGACCTGTCAGCGGTGCGGGCTGAAGCGGCTGCCGAGGCTGCTAAGGCTGAGCGCGCCCGTATTGCCGGCATCACTGCCCTGACCGAGAAGCACGGCATGGCCGATCTGGGCCGCCAGCTGATCGAAGGCGGCCGCAGCCTCGATGAGGCCCGCGCTGCCGTTCTCGACAAGCTGGGCATCAAGCCCGTCGAGACCGTGGCTCCCGTTGAGATGGCCGCTCAGGAGCGCGCCTTCTACAGCATCACCGCCGGCATCCGCGCGATGCTGACCGGCGACTGGTCCAGCCGCGAAGCCGGCCTGGTGCGTGACCTCTCCCGCGAAGTGGAGAAGTCCGGCGTGGCCAAGACCACTGAGCGTTCGTTCTTCGTGCCGTTCTCGGCTCTGAGCGGCCAGCGCGCCACCTACGTGACCAGTGGCGCCACCACCGGCGGCAACCTGGTCGCGACCGATCTGCTGGCCGATGACTTCATCGAGTTCCTGCGGAACACCGGCGTGATGCTCCAGCTGGGCGTGCGCACCATGCCTGGCCTGGTTGGCAACGTGGCGATTCCCCGCCGCTCCGGTGTGGCCTCGACCTACTACCTGAGCACCCAGACCACCGCGATCACCCAGTCGGAGAGCACCTTCGACCAGGTGACCATGGCTCCCAAGAACCTGGCAGCCCTGTCCAAGTACAGCCGCCAGACCCTGCTGCAGGGCACCCCTGGCATTGAGGAGCTGGTGCGTCGTGACCTGACCGATGGCATCAACCTCGCCATCGACCTGGGCATCCTGAACGGCTCCGGTTCCAGCGGCCAGCCCACCGGCATCATGCAGACCTCCGGCATCGGCTCGGTGGCCATGGGCACCAACGGTGGCGCCATCACCCTCGAGAAGGTGGTGGATCTGGAAGCTGCGGTGATGACCGTGAACGGCGCCGTCAACCCCGGCTCCGTGGCCTACCTCACCAACTACAAGGTGATGGCAGCCCTGAAGAAGCTGCGTGCTGGCGGTTCCACCACCGGCGACGGCCCCTTCCTGTTCAACGCTGACGCTGCTCGCATCGGCCGCGGCCCCACCCCCGGCACGATGAACGGCTACCCCCTGGCCGCCTCCAACCAGGTGCCCAGCACCCTCACCAAGGGCTCCAGCTCTGGCGTGTGCTCGGCCCTGCTGATGGGCGACTTCAGCCAAGCCATGGTTGGCTTCTGGGGCAACGGCCTCGAGATCACCGTGGGCGAGGACAGCGACGACTTCAGCAAGGCTCTGACCAGCGTCCGCGGCATCGTCACCTACGACGTGGCCGTGCGCGATCCCAAGAGCTTCGCCGCCATCCTGGACATCACCACCTGATAGGAGACGGGGCGGGCAACCGCCCCCTTTTTTTTCTCATGAAGGTTCTGATCGAAAGCGACTGCGCCGCTCGGGGCGAATACCTCGAGGCCGGCAAGGTCTACGAACTGGACAGCGACGTGGCCGCCGAGCTGCTGCGCATGGGCCGCGCTGTCGAGGCACCGGCCGAGGAACTCAAGCCGAAGGCCACCCGCAAGGCGAAAGCCGACGCGGCGGCTATTCTTGATCAATGACAGGACGTGACCGATGGCCCTAGGAGATACTGCCGCCTTTGAAGTCCAGAGCCTGACGACTCTGACCTCAGCTGGTGCCACCACCAGCGTTGAGCTGTTCTCGCAGTCGGTCACGTTTCAGGTGACGGTGAGCAGCATTGGCACCAACGTGGTGCTGCGGTTTGAGGGGAGCCTGGATGACACCAGCTACTTCAACCTTGATCAGTCCGAGGCTGACACCACGATCACCGCCAATGGCACCTATGGCTTTGCGCTGAACGGCTGCCCGGTGCGTTACATCCGCCTGCGGCTGGTGAGCATCAGCGGCGGCACTCCCAGCGTTGCCTGCAAGGCAGGGGCGCTCTGAGGATGGCGCGCAACCTGACCACAGGACTACAGCGTGGCCTGCAGCGCGGATTGCGGCCGGGGCTGGGCGGCGGCGACATCTTCAGCGTCGCAGCACTTGACCTGTGGTTTGCGCGCTACAAAACGCTGGACCCTCGGGTGACCTTCACCCGCGCCAGCAGCGCGACCTACATCGACAGTGCGGGAACGCTGCAGACGGCGGCTGTGGATGTGCCGAGGTTTGACCACAACCCCACGACCGGCGAAAGCCTGGGCCTGCTGGTGGAGGAGCAGAGGACGAACAATCTTGTTCAGAGTGAAAACTTTGCAACTACATGGACGTTAAGCAACGTCACCGTTTCCACCAATACAGTAACTGCCCCTGATGGAACACTAACGGCTGATACATTCGGCCCTGTTGTTGGAGATGGGCTAACAACTACTCGATTCCTTAGACAAAATCCAGCGCTAACTACACAAAGCGCATACACATTTTCCGTGTTTGTAAAAATCGGCACTGCAACAACTAATGGCATTGCATTATATGTTGCAGATAACAACGGAACTAATAATTTTAGAGCAAGCTTTAATCTTTTTACCTTAGCAATAAGCACTAACAGCTCAGGATGGGCCATCCCTACAGCTACAATCGTCCCGTATCCGAATGGCTGGTATCGCTGCATTCTTTCAGGTGTAACTAGCACAGCACATACAAGCCTGCGTGTAAATATTTACTTAAGTACATTTGGAAACGTTTCAGACACTTATGGCACTCATCACATCTGGGGCGCCCAAATCGAAGTAGGCTCTTTCCCCACCAGCTACATCCCCACCACGACCGCCACGGTCACCCGCAGTGCAGACGTGGCCAGCATCACGGGGTCGAACTTTAGCTCCTGGTATAACCAGACGGAGGGGACGGTGTTTGTTAATGCGATTAACCCGGCTGCTAGTACAACTCTTTATGCAGCATCTGACGGGACTACAAATAACCGTATTCAAGCGGACACTGGTACAAACACCCGCGTTGCTCGCGTGGTAACAGGAGGCACAACTCAAGCAAATAATACCATCGCCTACACATTTGGAGCGCAACAGCAGTTTGCACTTTCCTATGTACTGAACTCAATTAACTTTGCAAATGCTGGAACGCTTGGAACTGAAGACACAAGCGCAACAATTCCAACTGTTGATCAACTAAGAATTGGTGCCAACTCGACAGGCGCAAACGCTCTCAACAGCACCATCCGCCGCCTTACCTACTGGCCCCAGCGCCTTCCCAACAGCACCCTCCAGGAGGTGACCCGATGACCCACTACCTTCGCTTCCCCGATGCCGTAGCGGGCATGGCCGCCTTGGACGGTGCAGGGCTGCTGGATGACGATCTCAACCCGATCACTGCTAGCCACACCCACGCTCTGGACGTTGTGGGTGTGATCACCATCGGCGGTGAATACGACCTTGAATCCGGCGACGTGTTGGTGCCGCCCACGCTGCTGGACGGCTGGCATGTCAACTACATCGGCGAACTGCCGGAAGGTTGGGCGGACTACGCCGTGAGCCCTGAGCAGCCGGTGCGGGTATTCGCGTCATGATCACTGAAGACCTGACGGTGTTCCTCAACGATTTCGGCGTCAGCTGCACGTCTGGCGCCATCACCGCACTGGGCATTTTCGACATGCCCAGCCAAGTGATCTCAGGCGACATGGTGCTGACCACCGACTACAGCCTCACCGCCCGCGCGGCCGACTTCGGCGGCCTGAAATACGGCGACGCGATTACGGTGGCCGGCGTGAACTATCAGGTGCGCGAGGCCCGCCAGCTTGATGATGGCGCTTTTGTTGAAATCGGGCTGACGAAGCTATGACGACGAAGCGCGAGACAATCCTGGCTGCCGTCCGCACGGCGCTGACCGGCACCACTGGCGTGAGCACTCGGATCTACCGCACGCGGGTGGAGCCGATCGCGCGCGAGGAGAGCCCGGCGATCGTGGTGGAGCCGCTGAACGACACCGCGAGCCAGAACACCAGCCTGCCGACGCTCGACTGGTCGATGACGGTGCGGGTGACGGTGATCGTGCGCGGGGCCATCCCGGACCAGCAGGCCGACCCGATCATCGAAAGCCTGCACAGCAAGCTGATGGCCGACCTGACCCTGGGCGGCTACGCGATCGACGTTCAACCCACGAATGTCACCTTCGTCTTCACCGAGGCTGATGGCGCAGCCGGTGAGATCCAGTGCGACTATCGTGTGCTGTATCGGACCTCTGTCACAAATCTCGCGAGCTGATCATGGCTACGATGGTGGACGAATACTGGGGACAAGGCGGCGAATACCTGCTGGACCCCAAAACCGGCAAGCGGAAGCTCATCGAGCGGACGGAGCCGGCCCAACCCTCCCAACCTGACGAGGTAGAGAGCAATGCCGCTCCTGAGCCGCAAACGCCTGATCCTGGCGAAGACTGAAGCCACCTACGGCACCGACAGCGTGCCTGCCGGCACCGATGCCGTGCTGGTGCGGTCGCTTGAGGTGACCCCGCTCGAGTCGGACGTGGTGAGCCGCGACCTGATCCGGCCCTACTACGGCAACAGCGACCAGCTGCTTGCCAACACCCGCGTGCGCTGCAGCTTCGAGGTGGAGCTGGCCGGTTCCGGCACCGCCGGCACGGCGCCCCGCTATGACGCGCTGCTGAAGTCCTGCGCGATGTCGGCCACGATCGTGGCCAGCACCTCGGTGACCTATGCGCCGGTGAGCAGCAGCTTCAGCTCCTGCACCATCGTCTACAACGTGGACGGCGTGCAACACAAACTGACCGGCGCTCGCGGCACGGTCACGATGAACTGCCAGCTGGGGCAGATCCCCACGTTGCAGTTTGAGATGACGGGCATCTACAACGCCCCGACCGACACGGCCCAGCCTGCTGTGACCTACAGCAACCAGGCCACCCCGCTGATCTTCAAGGAAGGCAACACCTCCAGCTTCCAGTTCTTCAGCTACTCCGGCTGCCTGAGCATGGTGAGCTTTAACCTCGCCAATGAGATCGTCTACCGCGAGCTGATCGGCTGCACCAAGGAAGTGCTGATCACCGATCGCAGGCCCGCTGGTGAGGTGATGATCGAGGCGCCGACCATCGCGACGAAGGACTACTTCACCATCGCGCTGGGCTCCACCACCGGGAACCTGACCTTCCTGCACGGCACGACCGCCGGGAACCGGGTAACCTTCACCGCATCCCAAGCTGACGTGACTCAGCCGACCTATTCGGACCAGGACGGCATTCAAATGCTGACCTTGCCCTACGTGGCTCTGCCCACCACGGCCGGCAACAACGAGTTCAGCCTGGCCTTCACCTGATAGGAGCCCTGCATGGCATTCGTTCTGTCTCAGAGCGAGTCGTACACCTGGCCGGTCACCGTCGAGTTCCCCATCGACGGTGGCCGGTTCGACAAACAGACCTTCGACGCCGAGTTCAAGCGGCTGCCCCAGGCGCGGATCCGCGAGATCTGGGACCAGATTCAGTCTGGCGACCTGACCGACGATGAGCTCTGCGATCAGGTGCTGGTGGGCTGGAGCGGGATCCAGGACGGCAAGGGCGGCGAGGTGCCATTCAGCGAGAAGGCCAAGGCCGACCTGCTGAACGTGCCGCTGGTGGCCGCGGCCGTGGTCAGCAGCTGGCTGGATTCGCTCAGCAAGGGCAAGAGAAAAAACTGATAGCCGCCGCCGAGCATTGGGCCGGCGGCGGGAAAGACAGCGGCAAGCAGCTGGACGATGACGCGGCCGCGTTCGGCGTGATCATCGAGGAGCCGGAGCGGGATGAGTTCGAGGTGTGGCCGGAGAACTGGGACGCGATCGACATGTGGTGCCGGGTGCAGACGCAATGGCGCACCAGTGCTGGCGGGGCCATCGGCCTCGATTACTCGGTGCTGGCCTGGCTCTTTAAGATGTACTCAGTGCAAGACCAGCGCGCGCTCCTGGAGGATCTGCAGGTGATGGAAGGCGCGGCGCTGGCAGCGATGAACCGGGAGGGCTGAGCCATGGCGATGACCCTCGACACGGCGATCAAGTTCACCGCAAAGCTGGAGGGCACGGGGCTCGACCAGCTGAAGCGTGGGCTGCAAGGGCTGGCGCAGCAGTCAAACCGCACCAGCAAGGATCTCGACCAGCTCTACGCGGCCAACAAGAAGTTGTCGGCGGCATCGGGGCTGTCGGTCAACTCGCTGCAGCGGCAGATCACGGTGATGACCAATCTGCGCAACGAAGCGCAGATCGGCAGCCGTCAGTTCAGGTTTTACACCGCCGAGCTGGAAAAGCTCCAGCGGCAGCAGACGCGGCTGAACGGCGCCGGGAGCGGCCAAGGAGGCCTCTTGGCGTCCATCGGTGGACTTCGAGGCGGCCTTGCAGGCGCAGCAGCCTTAGCGGGCACCCTGGGAGCCACGCAGGTCGTGGGTGGCATTGCCAAGGCCGGCATGGAAGCCGAGACCGCACGCGTGCGGCTCAAAGCACTGACCGACACTTACGGCGAGTACAACCAGGCGCAGCAGATCACCGCTCGCATCGCCGGCACCCTGCGGTTGAGCAACACAGAAGCGACGGACAGTTTCGCAAAACTTTACGCAGGTTTGCGGCCGACCGGCGTTGGGCTGAAAGAGCTTGAGCAGATCTTTGTCGGCTTCAACGTCGCGGCGCGCACCAGTGGGGCAACTGCGCAAGAGACTAGTAACGCCATGATCCAGCTGAGGCAGGCGCTGGTCAGTGGCCGAGCGCAAGGCGATGAGCTGCGGTCGATCTTGGAACAAGCACCTGCCCTAGGCCAAGCGGTCGCCGAGCAGATGACCAAGCTGGGCACCTTTGGCAAGGTGACCCGTGCGCAGCTGAAGGATCTTGGCGCTGAGGGCAAGATCAGCACCGACGTGCTCATTGCTGCCCTGAAGCAGCTTGGCGAGACCGAGCTACCAAAGCTCAACAAGATGTTCGACACCGGCCAGCAGGCGCTGACCGATCTGAGCAATGCCACCAACAAGCTGCAGGTGGCGATCAGCGATGCGTTCGGTCCGATTGCGCTCGGCATAGTTCAGGCGTTCACCAAGGTGGTCAATGGCGCTGCCGACGCCATGGAGCGGTTCAACAAATACCGATTAGAGCGCGGTCAAGAGATCGCCACCAATGAGCAAGCATTTAAGGGCGCCGCAAAAAAGTTTTACGGCAGCGAAAACACCGGCGGCCTAATCAGTTTTCTGAATCCAGATTTTCGCAAGGCATACGACGATGAGCTGAAGCGCCTACAGCAGCAGCAGGCTGCTCAAGCGCCGCAGACTGGTGTCACGGCGGCACAACTCAAGGCTCAGCAGGACGCCGAGCGCGAGCGCCAAGCAGCTCGCGAAGCCTCAGCGATGGACAAGGCCAAGAAGAACCTGGCCGATCAGCTGAAGATCCGCGAGGACATGGAGAAGCGGCTGGCGGACTTCCGCGAGCAGTCGATCCAGCGCGCGGCTGACCTCGAACGGCAGCTGGGCGACCAGCGGCTGGACTTGGAGCGCAGCACGGCTGAAGCCCGGCGGCGGATTGCGGCGCAGGAGCAGGATGCGGCGTTTGAACGCGAGCGGCAGCGGCTGCGCGGCGCTGGGCTTGGCACTGATGCGCTCGACACCCAGGCACGGCTCAACGAAGCCACGCGGCGCTTCACCGAGCAGAAGATCCAGATCGAGCAGAACGCCACCGATCGGAAGGTGCAGCTGGAGCGCACGATCGAGGATTACAAGATCACCGTTGCGCGCGGCATCAGCGAGATCCTGCAGGATGCCGCCGACAAGATGGCGCAGAAGATGGTCGCCGGTGCCAGGGAAGCAGCTGGCGAGCTCGGCGGTGGCACTGCTTCACCTGGCTCTGTCGGCCGCGGCCAGCTCGGCGTCGGCAACCTAGTGGCATTGGCACGCTCTGCCGGGTTCCGCGGGCAGGATGCAGCGGTCATGGCAGCCATCGCCATGGCCGAATCTGGCGGCCGCAGCAGCGCCTACAACGGCAACGCAGCCACCGGCGACAAGAGTTACGGCCTGTGGCAGATCAACATGCTGGGCGGCATGGGTCCGCAGCGTCGGCGCGCGTTTGGCATCGGCAACAACGAGGCGCTGTTCGATCCGGCAACCAACGCCAACGCAGCCCGGCAGGTGTTCGGCAGCCAGGGTTTCGGCGCCTGGTCCGTCTACCGCTCCGGCGCCTACAAGGACTTCCTGCCGGCCGCGATGGCGGCATCCCGCAACGGCAGCGCGCGGATGCTGGTCGGCGCCCCCGCCGGGAACACGGCGACCCCCGGCCTGCCCGGCGTAGCGGCTGCAGGCCGCAGCCTCAACGCAGCCATCGGCGCCAACCGCGGCGCTGGCACCACCGCAGCGCTGGGCGATCTGATCGCCTCGCGCCAGTCTGAGCTCGGCAACATCACCAGCGAGCTCGACAGCCAGCGCAAGTCCACCTCTGACCAGCTGCGCGACTACCAGCAGATCCTGGATCTGCAGCGCTCCGGCATGAGCCCTGAGATCGCAAAGCAGCGCGTGGATGCTGAGAACGCCGCAGTGGCCGAGGCAGTCAAGCTGAACACGCTGCGCGACCAGCTGGTGCAGGATCGCGAGATCGCCGGTCTGACTGACAAGCAGAAGGCGACCATTGACGAGATGATCACCAGCATCGACGCGCGCAATGCCGCGCAGATGCAGACCATCAATGGATTGACCGCTGAGCAGCAGCAGCTCGAGCGCCTCAAGCTGGCCTACGAGGAGAAGAAGCAACTTGTTCAAGGCATTGCCAACTCGATCGGCAACGGCATCGGCAGTGCGATCGACCTGCTGATCGACGGCACCGACAACTGGGGCGACAGCCTGCGCAGCATCGCGGCCGGCGTGCTGAAGGACATCGCACGGCAGATCGCGCAGACCATGGTGATCGCGCCGATCGTGAAGGGCATCACCTCGGCGTTTGGCTTCGCCGATGGCGGCATCATGACCAGCGACGGTCCGCTGCCCCTGCGCAAGTACGCGGCCGGCGGCATCGCCAACAGCCCGCAGCTGGCCATGTTCGGCGAGGGCTCGATGCCCGAAGCCTATGTGCCCCTGCCTGATGGCCGGCGGATTCCCGTGGCGATGAAGGGCGGCGGCGGTGGCACCAACGTGGTGGTGAACGTGGATGCCACCGGCAGCCAGGTGCAGGGCGACGCAGGCCGCGGCGAGCAGCTGGGTCGTGCGATCTCGCAGGCGGTGCAGGCAGAATTGGTCAAGCAGAAGCGGCCTGGCGGCCTCCTAGCGGCGTAACCCATGGCGACCTTCACCTATACACCCTCGTTCGAGGCCACCGAGAGCAGCCAGCCTCGGGTGCGCAAGTTCCAGGCCGGCGACGGCTATGAGCAGCGCATCCGCTTTGGCCTGAACACCAACCCGAAGGAGTGGGATCTGACGTTCAGCGAGCGCACCGACTCTGAGCGCGATCTGATCACCGCGTTCCTGGACGCACGGGGCGGCGTCGAGTCATTCGACTGGACTCCACCACGCGGCAGCGCCGGCAAGTACGTGTGCGAGAGCTGGCAGGTGACGTTGCGCTCCTGCAACTTCAACACGATCCGCGCCAAGTTCCGCCAGGTGTTTGAGCCGTAGCGATGGCAGTTCCCGTCTCAGATCTTCAGGCGATCGCGCCCAGTGCCGTCATCGAGCTGTTCGTGCTGGAGCTCAACACGCTGCAGCACGGCGTGAACGACACCTACCGCTTCCACGCCGGCGTCAACCTCAACGCCAACGGCGAAGTGGTCTGGGCTGGCAACAGCTACATCCGGTTCCCGATTGAGGCTGATGGCTTCACCTATGAGGGCAAGGGCACGCTGCCGCGGCCGAAGATCCGCTGCAGCAACATTCTCGGCACCATCACAGCGCTGCTGCTGAGCCTGCCTGACGGCCTCTCGGGCGCCAAGGTGACACGCATCCGCACGTTGGCCCGCTACCTCGACGCGGTGAACTTCCCCGGCAGCGTGAACCCCTACGGCACGCCGGACCCGACGGCCGAGTTCCCGCGTGAGATCTACTACGTGGACCGCAAGTCCACCGAGACGCGCGACGTGGTGGAGTTCGAGCTGGCGGCTTCCTTCGATCTCGCCGGCGTGCGGGCTCCGAAGCGCCAGTGCATCAGCAACATCTGCCAGTGGAAGTACCGCTCAGCCGAGTGCGGCTACGTGGGCACCAGCTACTTCAACGAGAATGATCAATCCGTAGCCACCCTTGCGGCTGACGTGTGCGGCAAGCGGCTGAGCAGCTGCAAGGCAAGATTCGGCGCCACTGCCGAGCTGCCGTTCGGAAGCTATCCGGGCATCGGGACTTATTTCACATGACCGACTGGCGCACAGCAGCACTCGAGCACGCCCAGGCCGAGGATCCCCGAGAGGCTTGCGGCCTGCTGGTGGTGGTCAAGGGCCGCGAGCGTTACTGGCCTTGCCGCAACCTGGCGGCCGGCGTCGAGCAGTTCATCCTCGACCCGATCGACTACGCCGCGGCCGAGGATGCCGGCGAAATCATGGCGGTGGTTCACAGCCACCCGCGCACTGCACCGCAGCCCAGCCAAGCCGATCTGGTGGCGATCGAGCGCACCGGCCTCCCCTGGTGGATCGTCAACCCGAAGACCGAGGCATGGAGTCCCGAGCTGCGCCCCACCGGCTACAAGGCGCCCCTGATCGGCCGCGAATGGGTGTGGGGGCTCACCGACTGCTGGACGCTGACGCGTGACTGGTACGCCGAGCACGGCCTGCTGCTGCCGGACTGGGATCGACCGCTCACGCCTGAGGATTTCGAGCGCCAGCCGCTGTTTGATGGCTTCTGGCGTGATGCCGGTTTTCGCGAGCTGGACGCAGACGATGAGCTGCAGCCTGGCGACGGCCTGCTGATGAGCATCACCGGCCCCGGCCTCAACCACTGCGGCGTCTACATCGGCGACCAGCTGGTGCTCCATCACATCCGCGGCCGGCTCAGCAGCCGTGATCTCTACGGCGGCTGGCTGATGAAATGCACCGGGCGCAGGCTTCGCCATTACGATGCAGGGAGGCTAGGGCTGGCGTGATGTTGCGCACGATCCGCATCTACGGGCGCCTGGCAAAGTTCCTGAAGCGCCGGAAGTTTGAGGCCGAGGTGAGCAGCGCGGCTGAGGCCGTGCGCTTCCTGCTGGCCAACTTCCCGCAGCTGGAGCAGCACATGGCCGACCAGCATTACCGGGTGAGCGTGGGCAGCTACGACCTGGCCGTGGATGAACTGCACGACCCGGCCGGCCTGCAGGAAATCAAGATCGTTCCCGTCGTCGCCGGCGCTGGCGCGGTGGGTCGGATCATTGCGGGCGTGGCGTTGCTTGCCATTGGCTTTCTGGTGCCCGGCATTGGCGCCTTGGGTGTTCAGCTGCTGGTCGGCGTGGGCGCCAGCTTGGTGCTCGGCGGCGTCGCGCAGCTGCTCACGCCCGTGCCGCGAACAGTGCCGCCAGGCTCCACCAGCGACACGGTGAAAGATCCCCGCAAGAGCTACAGCTTCTCAGGCATCCAGAACACCAGCCGCCAGGGCCTGCCTGTGCCGATCGTCTACGGCGAGACCCTGGTGGGCTCGGTGGTGATCTCGGCCGGCATTGACACCGTGCAGGTGGCCGGATGAGAAGGATCGTCGGTGCTGGTGGTGGTGGCGGATGCTTTCTCGGGCACACGCTGATTCGCACGCCTGACGGGCAGCGTCCGATCGAGGCGCTGCAGCCTGGCGATCTGGTGCTCAGCTTCGACGATCGCGGCAAGCTGCATCACGCCAAGATCCTCAAGGTGCACGTGCACGAAGGCGAGCGGGTGAACCGCTACCGCCTCTGGGGCGGTGCCGTCTTGGATGCCACGGCCAACCACTGGGTGCTGAACCAGTTCAACGCCTTCGTGGAGATCGACACGCTCGGCCCCGACGATTGCCTGGTGGATGAGAACGGCCACCTGCGCCCGATCGTGGACCGCGCTGAGTTCTGCGTCGGCACCGTCTACAACCTGACCGTCGAGGGGCATCACACCTTCATCGCCGGTGGGATCCGCGTTCACAACGCCGGCCTCGGCCTCGGCATTGCTGGCGCAGGCGGTGGCGGTGGCGGTAAAGGCGGCGGCGGCGGCGAAACCTACACGCCAACTGAGGCTGGCGACAGCCTCAACTCGACGCAATACGCCAGCCTGGTCGATCTCATCAGCGAAGGCGAGATTGAAGGCCTGAAGGATGGCTACAAGTCGGTCTTTATCGACAACACGCCGCTGCAGAACCCAGACGGCAGCTACAACTTTCAGAACATTCTCGTCTACACGCGCAACGGCACCCAGAACCAGAGCTACGTGCCGATTGCTGCCGACGTTGAGAACGAGGTTGGCGTCAACGTCACGGTGCAGCAGGCCACGCCTGTGGTGCGCAGCATCACCGACACCACGGTGAACGCCGCGCGCGTGACGATCACCGTGCCAGCGCTGCAGCTGTTCACTGACAAGGGCGACATCGAGGGCACCGATGTGCGCCTGCAGATTGCCGTGCAGTACAACGGCGGCGGCTACGGCACCGTGATCGACGACACGATCGCTGGCCGCACGGGTGATCAGTATCAGCGCGACTACCTGGTGAGTCTGTCAGGCGCCTTCCCGGTGAACATCCGGGTGACGCGGATCACGGCGGATAGCAACAGCGCAAAGCTGATCAATGCCTTCAGCTGGTCAAGCTTCACCGAGATCACCTACGCGAAGCTGCGCTACCCCAACAGCGCATTGGTGGCGGTGCGGGTGGATGCCGAGCAGTTCAGCTCGATCCCGGCGCGCACCTACCTGGTGCGCGGCATCAAGGTTCGGATCCCGAACAACGCCACGGTGGACGCGGCCACCGGCCGGTTGATCTACGCCGGCATCTGGAACGGCACGTTCGGCGCTGCGCAGTGGTGCTCGGACCCGACCTGGATCCTGTGGGATCTGCTCACCTCGACCCGCTACGGCTTGGGCGATCACATCCAGGCCGCGCAGCTGGACAAGTGGGCGTTCTATGCCGCGAGCCAGTACGCCTCCGAGCTGGTGCCCAACGGCTTTGGCGGCACCGAGCCGCGCTTCTCCTGCAACGTCAACATCCAGACCGCCGAGGAGGCCTACAAGCTCATCAACGATCTGTGCTCCACCTTCCGGGCGATGCCCTACTGGAGCACCGGCGCGCTGACCATCAGCCAGGACAAGCCGTCGGACCCGGCCTACCTGTTCACGCTGGCCAACGTCTCTGATGACGGGTTCAGCTACCAGGGCGGCAGCCTCAAGACACGCCCGACCGTGGCAGTGGTCAGCTACCTCGACCTGAGCCTGCGCGACATTGCCTACGAGGTGGTTGAGGATCAGACCGCGATCGCCAAGTACGGCGTGGTGACCACCGAGGTGTCGGCCTTCGCCTGCACCTCCCGCGGGCAGGCTTCGCGCATCGGCGAATGGCTGCTCTACTCCGAGCAATACGAATCCGAGGTGGTGACGTTCACCGCTTCGATCGACGCCGGCGTGCTGGTGCGCCCCGGCCAGGTGATCAACATCTCCGACCCGATGCGCGCCGGTGCTCGACGCGGCGGGAGGATTGCAGCCGCAACCACCACCACGATCACGGTGGACAACGCCACCGACCTATCGCCATCAGGCGGCACTCTTTCGGTGATCCTGTCCGACGGCACGGTGCAGAGCCGCGACGTGGCCAGCATCGTCGGAACCACGGTCACGCTCACATCGGCGCTGCCGTCTGCCCCGAACGCGAACAGCGTCTGGATCTACGAGACCTCCAACATCCAGGCCTCGACCTGGCGGGTGCTCAGCGTGGCCGAGCAGGATCAGGCGCAGTACCAGATCACGGCGCTCGCCTACAACGCCTCGAAGTACGACTACATCGAGCGCGGCCGGCCGCTGGCGCAGCGCGACATCACCGACCTCAACGTCATCCCCGAAGCACCCATCAACCTGCAGGCCGTTGAGGCGCTCTACGAGAGCAACGGCCGTGTGCTGTCCAAGCTGGTCGTGAGCTGGCAGCCGGTGGTCGGCGTCAACCAGTACCGCTACCGCTGGCGGCTGCAGAACGGCAACTGGTCAACGTCCACGCAGCAGCGGCCTGATTTCGAGATCTTCGACACCACGCCAGGTCGCTACGAGATCGAGGTCTACAGCATCAACGCGGCGCTGCGCTCGTCGGTGTTGCCGGCCAGGCTCACCTTCAACGTCTTCGGCAAGACGGCACCGCCGGCTGATGTGACCGGCGTCTCGCTGGTGCCGATCGACCAAGCCAGCGCGATCATCAGCTGGACGGCCTCAACCGAGCTCGACGTGAAGATCGGCGGCAAGGTGCTGATCCGCCACACGCCGCTCCTGGTCGGCGCCATCTGGGAAGACACCGTCGAGATCGTGCCGGCCGCTTCCGGTAACCAGACCCAGAAGCAGGTGCCGCTGCTTGAGGGCACCTACCTGCTCAAGTTCGAGGATGACGGGGGGCGCCGGTCTCCCAACGCCACGCTGATCGTGGCAGACCTGCCGACGCCGCTGCCGCGCCTGCTGGTGCAGACCTACGCGGAAGATCAGGAGACGCCGCCGTTCTCGGGCAACGTCGTGGACATGTTCTACAACGAGGAGCTGGACGGCCTCGTGATCAGCACCGGCCCGCTGGTCGATGACCTCGCCCCGCCTGGCGCCGGCAACGACAACCTGGCGCAGGAAGACGGCGATGCCCTGCTGCTTGAGGATGGCGACCAGATCCTCAACGAAGGCGAAGCCGGCAACTGGGACGGCCTGACCACGATCGACAGCCCGCTGCCACCGGAATACGGCGAGTACGAGTTCGGCTCGACGTTGGACATGGGCGGCGTGTTCGACATCAACTTGCAGCGGCGCTTCCTGACCCGCGCGATCCTGCTGACCGGGCTCTGGGATGAGAAGGTCGAGCTGATCGACAGCTGGTCCGAGATCGACGACGGCAACATCGACTCGGTGAACGCGCGCCTCTACGTGCGCAGCACCACTGACAACCCGGCCGGCACCCCCACCTGGAGCACCTGGCGCGAGTTCGCCAACGCGATCGTGCGCGGCCGCGGCTTCCAGTTCAAGACGATCGCCACCAGCAACGACCCCAACGTCAACATCCTGATCGACGAGCTCGGCTGCATGGTGGAGCTGCAGCAGCGCACCGAGCAGTCGGCCACGCTGACCAGTGGCGCCGGCACCTATTCGGTGACCTTCGCCGAGGCTTTCTACCAACCCCCTAGCATTGGAGTGACGGGCTACGACATGGGCACCGCTGACTACTTCACGATCGGCTCCGTGACGCGCACGGGATTACAGGTAACCTTTAGGAACAGTGGCGGGACCGCCGTGAGCCGCCAGTTCACCTACACTGCAATCGGCTACGGCCGGGAGATCGTCTGATGGCTCAGCACGACTACAACATCGCCAACCAGTCCGGCCAGGCGTTCCGTGCTGACCTGAACAACGCCTTGGCGGCGATCGTCAGCGGCAACAGCGGCGCATCGGCCCCCAGCACGACGTTCGCCTACCAGTATTGGGTGGACACCAGCAGCAGCCCGGCGCTACTGAAGCAGCGCAACAGCGCCAACAACGCTTGGATCACGATCGGGCAGCTGGACACCGCAAACATGGGGCTGATCCCCGCCGGCGCCGCCAGCATTGTCAACGCTGATGTGAACGCCAGCGCTGGCATCGTGGCTGGCAAGCTGTCCTTCACCCAAAGCGGTACTGGTGCAACGGCAAGGACTGTTGATTCCAGACTAAAAGACGTTGTGTCCGTTAAGGACTTTGGAGCTGTTGGTGATGGGACGACAAACGACACGGCTGCCATTACCGCAGCCATTGCTGCTCACGCCAATGTGTACTTCCCCGCTGGCACTTATGCAGTAACCACAATCAACTTTAATCGTATTGGTTGTCGCTATTCTGGTAGCCCATCATTCAAGGGAATTGCAACTACTGCTACTGCCGCCGTTATCGAGATTACCCATAGGTCTATTACGTTTGATTCTTTGGCTGTAGACCAAAACTTTAATTCTAATTATACGGCCGCCATTAAATGGCACAGCCCTTCTGCGGGCCAACCCGCTCAGTACATCAAGATCAAAGAGATGAGCATCAATAACTGCATTATTGGAATCCTGTTTGGTCAGTTGTTTGGCACGGCGGTCGTAGATGCTCCTCAATCGGAAAACAGTATCACTCACATGCACACCCGTGGGTGTCAGATTCCAATCTACATGCGGCAGCCTAATGGTTTCCTATACATTGGAGAATCTACAATTAGTTCTATTAGAAATGAATGGGAAACGGCTAACCCTGGAACATACTCATACGCAAACTCAAGGATCGTTGTTAACTATAACGGAGTGCTGTCAGTCAGCAATTCAGAAGTTCTAAAAACCGACACTCAGCTCGGCCTTGGTTTGGAGCTGCAGGGCGGCGCTATTACCCTGAGCAACGTTTTTGTCGAGTGCGCTTCTAGAAACATTGACATTACTGCGGGCGATCTCAGCATTACAAACTCCGAGTTGTACTTCTCAAACGCAAGTGACTCTTTCTGGAGGATCGGCCAAGCGGCCACGGGCACTGCCTTTGTTTCTAATACAGGATTCTTGCGAGCCGCTGGAGCAGCCAACTCATCTCGGGGCTTTATTGAGCATGAGGGCAATACTGCTTACAGGTTTATGGGGTCTAACTGTAGGGCCATTAACTTCCTTAGTAGTGCTTTTATTCTTTCAGCTCAAACACGGCCAAACCTGATTCCTAGGTACTTTGAGCTTCAAAACTTTTCGTGCCAGGACGGTGATGCAGGACGGCCAGATTTTAGGATCGCCAGCAACCAGACAGGACAAACATTGTTTGCTGCTAAAGGCACAGATCTTAGCGGAGACACCACAGATGGGTGGTACTACGCCCTTTCATACGGCGGTGGGTCTTCATTTGGAGTAATAGCAGACGGGCCTAGCCTTTCGCCCAAGGACAAAACCCTGGCAAACTCGCTTGAGCTAAACGCAACAGGTGAAGCATACTTGCGTTCGATTGACCCGACGAGTGCTGCAACAGCCAAGAGCACAGGGCTTACTGTCACTCCAGGGCAAACACTGCTTGTGACTTGTTGGCTGAAAAGGATCAGTGGTACTGAAGCTCGGGTTGGGTTAGCGGCTGTCACAACTGGTGGCACTGTCAGTTATCTTGATCTTGTATCTAGCACAACTGATCTTCCTGTTGGGACCTGGACTTATCTTCAGACGGTTTGCCGAGTTCCTGCTGGAGTGAAATACGTTGGCATTGAAATGCGTAACACAGTCAGCGTCAGTCGCTTGGCTGGCGCTGATCTTACCATTCTAAATTAACACCCCAATGGCACTCACCAAAGACGTAACCTTTTCCGCTAACGTCAAAGTGACGATTGAAGGAATTGGCACAATTACAGAAAGAGAAGAAGATCTTTTTGTCAAAGACTGCTATTTTAAAGTGGAAACAATAGCCGGAGACAAATCAAGCTTGACTGCGACGGTCTCCAGTCAAGTATCTAGTTCGCAAAAACAGTTTGTTTCGTACACATTTACGCCGTTGCTTGATGGGCCAAACTTCATCGCTCAGGCCTACGAACACCTAAAAACCTTGCCCGAGTTCGAGGGCGCCATCGACTGCTGACCCCTCGCCTAAGGAACCGTGGCCGCACGCAAAACCACTGACCTCACAGCTTTCACGGCTCCCACCGCCAACACACTGGTGCCGGCGGTGGATCTCACCGAGGCGATGCCGTCGAACCAGAACAAGAAGCTGACGCTCAGTGACCTCACCAAAGGCCTGAGCGCAGCGACCACAAGCGCCGCCGGGGTGGTGCAGCTGAGCACCAGCACCTCGAGCACCAGCACCAGCCTGGCGGCGACACCGAGCGCGGTGAAGTCGGCCTACGACGCAGCCACCACACCGGCCACCACCTCGGCCGCCGGCATCGTGCAGCTGAGCACCTCGACCAGCTCAACCAGCACCACGCTGGCGGCCACGCCGAGCGCTGTGAAGGTGGCCTATGACCTGGCGGCAGCCGCAGGGCGCATCATTCAAGAGACTGCCAAGGCCAGTACCAGCGGCACTGCCGTGGACTTCACCGGCATTCCGAGCTGGGCGAAGCGGATCACGATCGTGCTCAATGGCGTCAGCACGAACGGAACGGCACAGCCCACAATCCAGTTGGGAACCAGTGGCGGCGTGCAATCAACTGGCTACTCCGCAAACACCACAAGCATCACGACCGGAGCAAACCTAACAACCAACTACACAAACGGCTGGCAGCTCTATTCAAGCCTGGCGGCCAACATCATCAGCGGAACGTTGACGCTGGTGCAGCAAGACCCCAGCACTGGCACGTGGGTGGGTACTGGCCTCTTCTCGGTCAACATTCCGTCTGTGGTCATTACTTCCGGCACCAAGACCCTATCTGGCACACTGGACCGTGTGCGCCTCACCACCGCTAACGGCACCGACACTTTTGACGCCGGCTCTGTGAACATCCTCTACGAAGGCTGATGGTCGTCAAATCCAAGACCGGCACCGCCCGGATTGATCACCAGCCCGGCCCACCGAAGACCACCCGTCAAGGATTCGGTGCCCACAGCAGGCCCCGCCGCCGGGGACGCAAGCCGCTCAGAGGGCAGGGCCGGTAATGGACCGCGACACGCTCGAAAACTGGCGCAAGATCCGCGACCACATGGAGCGTGTGGGACAGACTGAGAACCACTACTACCGACGCGCTCTTGCCATCCTCGCCGGCAGGCCTGATCCCTTAGATCGTTACGATGGAAGCGTGCCCGGATCAGCCGATGGCGGACGAACCTAAGACGGTCGGCGGCGTGTTCGCTGCTTCCCTCCCGGCAGCACTCGGCGCCGGCATGTTCGCCATCGGCGCCCTGCTCATCTCCATGCAGGTGCAGTTCGCGCGCGTGGAGGCCACCGTTCAGCAGATGGCCCGCGCCGTCGAGGAGCTGAAGAACGACAGCAAGACCGAGCTAGCACAGCTCGATCAGCGCGTTCGTGCTCTTGAGATGCGCAAGTAACCTGAGGGCATCGCCATGGACATCATGAGCCCCGAAACCGCCGCGATCATCGCCATCGTCATCGCTGCCGGCAGCGAGATCATTGCACTCAGCCCGCTCAAGTCCAACAGCTGGCTGCAGCTGCTGCTGCAGGCTGGCCGGATGATGTTCCCCAAGCGCCGCTGAGCAATGGCCAACGCCGCCCCGATCACACTGGAGCAGCTGTTCCGGTTCTACAAAGGGCTGCCGCATCAGGCCGCGGCCATCAGCCAGCTGGAGCAGGACTTGGCCGTCAACGGCTATGCCGCGGCCATGCGGCGTGACCGGGCGTGGTTCAACACCTGGAGCCAGGACGGCAAGCAGGCAGACCTCAGCGCGGCGCTGAGCATGATCCAGCAGTTCGAGGGTTGCCACCTCGACGCCTACCCTGACCCGGCCAGCGGTGGTGATCCGTGGACGATCGGCTACGGGACCACCCGCTACGGCGACGGCCGGCCGGTCAAGCGCGGCGACAGGATCAACGCCGTCGAGGCCGACATGCTGCTGCGGCAGGAGGTGGATCGGATCGCTGACAAGCTGCGCGCCACGGTGCCGCATTGGGGCGAGATGGCGGACCACCAGAAGTGCGCGCTGATCAGCTTCGCCTACAACCTCGGCAGCGGCTTCTACGGCGCCAAGGGCTTCGAGACCATCAGCAAGCGACTGCGCGAGAAGGACTGGCCCGGCGTGCCTGATGCCCTGCTGCTCTACCGCAACCCTGGCACCAACGTCGAGGCCGGCCTAAAGCGGCGCCGCATCGCTGAGGGCGATCTGTGGGGCCGAGAGCGGCAGACCACTGGGCCGATCGAGGCGACGTTCACGCCCGAGAGCCCCTTCAGCTTCAAGATCACACCGCACATCACCTACGGCGAGTTTGCGCTGAGCCAGGAGGCGCGGCGCTTCGATCATCAGCACCAGTGCGACACCGCGGTGAAGCTGGCGCAGTTCCTCGAGAAAGTCCGCGTGCAGTTCGGCGGTAAGCCGATCATCATCACCTCCGGCTACCGGCCCGCAGCCATCAACCGGGCCGTGGGTGGTGCCAGCCAGTCGGAGCACCTCTACGACGCGCCGGGCGTCGGTGCGGTTGACTTCTTCATCGACGGCGTGGACATCAACGCGGTGCAGGACTGGTGCGACAGGCAGTGGCCCTACTCGCTGGGCTACGGCGCACCCAAGGGCTTTGTGCACCTTGGCATCCGTCAGGGCAGCCCTAGGGTGCGTTGGATTTACTGAGGACCGCGTGCCTCTCCCCGACTACGAGATCCACCACCTGTGCAAGAAGCACGCGATGGTGCTGCCCTTCGATCCTGAGCTGGTGAATCCGGCCAGCATCGACGTGCTGCTGGGCGATCGGATCATGATCGAGGTGGCTGAGAGCCCCGAACTGCAGATCCATGGCATCAGCGGCCACACGGCCGAGGATCCCTACTGGCTGCAGCCGGGTGAGTTCTGCCTGGCGGAGACGCGCGAGATCTTCAATCTGCCGGACTTCATCGCCGCGCAGTTCGTGCTCAAGTCCAGCCGCGCCCGCGAGGGCCTAGAGCACCTGCTGGCCGGCTACTGCGATCCAGGGTGGCATGGCAGCCGGCTGACGCTGGAGCTGCAGAACGCGCGGCGGATGCACCCGATCGCGCTGTGGCCCGGCATGAAGATTGGGCAGATGGTCTTCCACAAGATGGAAGGCATCCCGGCGCGCAGCTATGCCGTCACCGGCCGCTACAACCAGGACGCGGCCGTGACGGCCAGCAAGGGCTAGACCACCAGCGCCGCCACCTTGGCCGCGGCGGCCGCTGCAGCCTCGTCGATCAGGTGCGCATACCGCTGGGTGGTCTGCGGGCTGGCATGGCCCAGCAGGCCGCCGATCTGCGGCAGGCTTAGCCCGGCGCTCACACCAAGGCTGGCGAAGTTGTGGCGCAGGTCATGCACCCGCAGGTTGCGGATCTCGGCCGCGGCCAGCAGGTCGTCCCACATCCGCCAGTAGCCGACCAGGTGGCTGTCATCATCGCCGGCGATCACCCAGGCGCTGTTGGACCGCTGCCGCAGCTCTCGTAGGATCTGAACGGCCGCGGGTGGTAGATGCACTTTGCGATCGTTGCCATCCTGTCCGGTCTTGTGGGCCTCGGCCGGCACCAGCAGCACCGCTGCATCGAGATCGAGCCAGTCCCATCGCGCGCACATCACCTCCCGCACTCGGCAGCCGGTGACCAGCAGAAGCCGGATCAGCTGCGCGAACCGCCACCGCACACCGGCCTCGGCGAACGTGTCCAATGCGGCCAGCAGCCGCTTGAGCTCCTCCCTGGTCAGGTAGCGCCGGCGCTTGCGTTCGCTGTTGGCATTGAGCCGCACGCAAGGGTTGGAACCGGCGGGCCGCAGCTCCCACAGCTCGGCCAGATTCATCGCCTTGCTGAGCACCTCTAGGCAGCGATTGGCACGCACCGGCCGCTCGAGGCTGGCGCGGTGGAACCAATCCGCCACGTGCCGCTGCTGGAGCTCTGACACCTTCAAGGCGCCAAACTCGGGCAGCAGGTGGCGGCGCCAGATCAGCTCGTTGTTCACCACGCTGCCGGGCCGCAGCTTGCGCCAGTGCTCGCGCTTGATGCGCTCCAGCAGCTGGGCAACGGTCGGCGCCCTGCGGCGCTCCTGGCGGGCGCTGGTGGGTGCCTGGCCGGTGGCGACGGCCGCAAGGATCTTGTGGGCCTGCTCGCGCGCGGTGGTGACGTTCACCGAGTCAGCCCGGCCGATGCGGTGGTGCTGCTGCTTGCCGCTCGGCTCCCGGTAGCGCAGGTACCAGGTGCGCACGCCGGACGGCAGCACCATCACACCCAAGCCCGGCACCTTTCGATCGGCGATCCACTGCTTACTCATTCGCGCACCTTTCGCGCAAAAACCCCAGAACGGCCGGGATCTTGCGCGAACGACCGGGAACGGGTCAAGCGGGAAATCATTGAGCGCGCAGAGGTTTAGGGAAGCAGCGTGAACCTTCAGGAGCCGCAGCAGTGAGGCTCATAACCTGAAGGTCACAGGTTCAAATCCTGTCCCCGCAACCAGATTCGCCCGCTAGGTCAAGCACTTAGCGGGCGCTTTCGTTATGAGGCCACGGCCGTTCGCGCACTATTCGCGCAGACTGCGCCATCGGGTGCTTCAGCTCCGCCATGCGCAGGCGGTGGATCCGACCGGGCGCCTCTGCAGGGTCATCAAGCGGGACCAGGGTGAAGTCGTCGCACCCGTGCGTCTCGGCGAAATGCTGGGCCGCGATGTGGGTCGGGAATGGCCCGACGTGCCACGGTCCGATGCGGAGGAAGTAGGTCATGGGTGGGACTGTTCGCGGAGAATGCGGGCAATCTCAAAGACGGTAAGCCGCGGATCCTGCTGGTGCAGCACCAGCAGCTCGAAGGCCAAATGCTCCAGCACAGCGGCTGTGCAAGTGTCGCGCCAGTCTTCAAGATCACTGGTCAGCTCGTAGGCGTCGCCAAGGGCCGCTACGCAGCGGCCTAGCAGTGTGTTTTCCATAGTGGTGGTGGTGGGCCTCAGGCGGCCCGGCGTTGCTGTTCGATCACCAGCTCCTTGAGGTAGGCGGCGTTGCGCTCTTTGCGGATGCCGGTGAGCTTGGGGTGCTGAGCGCAGAGATCGGCGATCATCATGCTTAGGCTGGCGTCGCTCATGGTGGTGGTGGGGATGCGCATCGGTCGGTTGCGTTGATGAACTAACTATACCCCGCCAACAGGGCATCCTGCACCGGATGCGGGGCACCTTTGCAAACTGTCACACAGGGCGCACCCGTCGCACCCGCTACCGTTGGCCAAGCCGGGCCGCTCCCATGCGGGCTTACATCGTGGAGATCAGCGCCAAGCTGATCATCCGCTCCGACACCGACCCCGAGGAGCTGCCCGCAGACATCTACAGCCAGATCGCTGAGTTCATCCGCAACGACGACGACCTCCTGGACCTCGAAGTCCACGCCGTTCCCCTGCCAGCCGACCTCAGTGGATCAGCACCACATTGACGAGACCCGCCTGGTCACACGCCGCTCCGCGCGCGATCAGATCCACCTCGCCTGGAACTACGAGTGCGCCTACTGCGGCGATCCGCTCGGCCGCAGCCCAACCCTCGATCACGTTGTTCCCAAGGTGCACGGCGGCCTGACCGTGCGCGAGAACCTCGTCAGCTGTTGCCTCATGTGCAACAGCCAGAAGGGCCACAAGCCATGGATCGACTGGTATCGCGCCCAACCGTTCTGGTCCGCGATGGGCGAGTGGGCAATCGCGCGCTGGGTCGCCGGTGAGGGCTAGCTATCGCGCCAGTAGGTGGGTCAGGTACAGCTCCGCCTGCCACAGGTCCGAGCTGTACCGGCAGTAGCCGCTCGCGCAGCTCCTGTAGTACAGCTCGCCGCCACCAGCAGGCTCGAGCGTCTCGATGTAGCCGCCGTCGCGATCGAGCCGGCTGATCACTTCAGGCTCGCTCATCGCACCGCCTCGAACATCTCGCATCGTGGCGCGAACCGGCCGCCGCTGCGCCGGCACTCTGGGATGCCCAGCTCGCAGCAGTTGCACCGCGGATCCCATTGGATGCAGTCCCAGCACATGCGCTGGCTGTCGGCTGGCCGGATGCTGGCCACCGCCTCCTGGTAGATCACCTGCGCACGTTGCAGCGCCTCATAGAGCTTCGAGGTGCTGGTGTCGGCTTTGAGCTGGTATTCAGGCTTCGGCCCAAGCACCACATGCGCGTGCCAAGTGCGGCTGGAGCGGCTGCACACCAGCAGCAGGCGGCCGGCGTGCAGGCTGATCATTCCTCCTCCCCGTAAGACGGCTGGTGGTACAACCGCTCGAGCTGCATCGAAAGCGGCTCGACCTCGCCGTTGGTGACGTGCGCCGCCACCGGATCGCGCGGATCACTGGCGACAAACACCGACGGCCAGGCGTGCTCCTTCACCACCACCAAACTGGTGCGCGGGCTGCGGCACAGGATCCACAGCGCCAGCCGCTCGATCAGATTCAGCCCTGCGAGGTAGAACATGGCTCCAGTTTGGCGAGAAGTCGGCGGAGATACCACAGCGCTTTGGCGAGCGACTCACCGCCGCCTTTGTGGCGCTCGCGCCAGGTGTACTTGATCACGTTGCCTTTGCAGTAGCCGCGGAACTCCTCAGGCGTCAGAGCAGCCTCGATTGCTTCGATGCACTCGATTTCGCCTTGCCGGTAGTGCGGCGGCTGGTTGACTGGATCACTCATCAGATCACCGTGCGGGTGTTGTAGTTGGGGTCGGATTCATCCAGGTGGCACTCCGGGCCGAAACCAGTAGCCAGCAGCTCAGGCGATAGCGGCTGCGCTGGAGGTGCCTCAGCGACGGCCGGCTCCTCAAAGCTGTTCAGCCACTCGCGGAACCGATCGCCGGTCGGTGTCTTGGCCGGCCAAGCCACGAACTTCAGCAGCTCCTTTCGCGCGCGAAACGCCATACTCACGCTTGGCTTCCACGCGATGAACAGCGCACCATTCCAGCGGTCCCACTGACGGACCACCAGCAGGCCGGGCGCTGTGAACGTGTCGGTCTTCACCGCCAACGCTCCCCGAGCAGCTGCTGGCGGCAGACCTCAATGGCCTGCTGCGCCTGCTTCTGCGTCATCACCGAGCCGGTGGCATCCATGGCGGCGCACACCCGATCAAGCAGTTCCGGGTAGTAAGTGTCGCGGAAGTTGGCGGCCATCTCGAGCGCAAACTCCTCCCACAACCCGGTGTAGGTGCAGCAGGTGCGGCCGCTGCGTTGGTAGAGCGCCTCCATCATGTCGGCGCGCTGCTGGTCGATCCTGATGCGGTGGTTCATGGGTCAATCAACTGGCGAAGTTGGAGCAGCTCAGCGCACATCTGCTCTCGGTTGCGGATGCCGCAAATGCCACGCAGCTGGTCGATGCGGAGGTCGATCAAGCTGCGCAGGCGCTGGCGTTCATCCTGCTGGCCTTGACGGTAGGTGCCGCTGTCGGTGATCAGCGCTTCCAGCTTGGCGCGGATGGGGTCAGTCATCGGCACCCTCCAGTTCGGCGGCGATGGCGTGCAGCGCGTCGCGAGTCCAGTTGATGCCGAGGCTATGCTCTGTATCAGGTTCTATTCGCCCTTCCCATTGGGTGACTAATACTTGATCCGCAGCAGCTCGCAGGGCGGCGGCGGCAATCATCCCTTCATCGTTGGGGGCCTCCTGTTCGGCAGACCAATAGGCAGAGAAAGCAGCATCCAACACCGCCCTGGCGGCAGGTGATAGTTCAGTCATTGCAACAGCACCTCAGCGTGAAACAAATGATCATTGCCATCAGCGCCAGCCATGGTTGATTGACGAGCACCAGCGCAGTCGTGGCGATCAGCAGAACCCAAATGAGCAGATACATCACGCCGCCTCCACGTCAGCACCCGGCCAGCGGTTCTGCGCGTAGCGAATCGCGTGCCGTTTGGTCTCGGCGCGTGTGATCCACGTCAGCGGCCTGGCGCCGGTCGGGTAGACGATCAGCTTGTATTCGCGAGTGCGGCTGCCGGGCTTCGGCCGGCTGATGCCATCGCCCAGCTTCGCTGGTGATGGATCCTCTGCCCAGATGAAGGGCAGCATCGCTCCAGTGATCTCAGGCATGAATGGACGGGTCGGTGACGGTTTCAGGGTTGAGCCATTCGATCTGGTCCCACCACGGCAGCCATTCGCTTGCGGCCTTGTGCTTGGCCTCGCTGAAGCTGTGAGCCGTGATGCACTCGATGATGTTGGCGGACTTGATCTGGAAGTAAAAGCGGCGTGGGCGGGTCACTTGCGCACCTCCAGCTGCGTGCCGCTGTGGGTCATGCCGGGCTGATTGCTGGCATCGAGGCCGATCATCGCGAACACGGCCGCGGCGATCAGGAAGCAGATGGTGTTGTTGATGCGGTTGATCATGATGCGAGCGCCCGGCGGACGCGGTGACGGGTGATGTTGAGGCGGGTGGCGATCTGCAGCTGGCTGAGACCGGTGCGGCGCAGGATGCGAACGCGGCGATCGTCAGAGGCGGTGAGCCAGTCGATCACTGCGACCACAACCAGCAGCGGCAGGAGCAGCTTCCAGATCACCAGAAGGGTGGTGGTGAGCATGACGCGGTGCGGTTGCCTGCAAATCATCCCCCGCCCACGGGGCACCCGCCATACCGCTGTAACAGTTCTTCACACGGCCTCTTTGCCCACCGCCAGGTCCACCGGCACACGCAGCACCGGCACTGACTTCCCCGTCCCGCGTGTCCAGCCGATCACTGCCACGCTCACCGGCAGCTCGACCGTGTACCACGTGTGCCGGCACTTCAGGCACCTCCGCTGACGGGTCACCCTGCCGGCCTCCTTGCCGTTGGTGGTGATCGTCCTGATCTCGCCGCTGGTGCACCGCGGACACTCCATCGGTATAATTCCAAGGTACCCCGCCATTATGACACCATGCGGTTCGGCGAGTGGATGGCGGTGGAGCTCACCACCGAGCAGCAGTTCACCATCGAAAAACAAGCCCGCGCCCTGCTTGAAAGCAAGGACGCGGGCGTTCTGGCTGCTGCTCTCCTCAAGCAAGCCTGCTACCAGCAACAGCTGCTGCAGCAGGCCGTCAACGAGATCGCTCGCCTCGAATGCGAGCTCATGAACTCCTAGAACAGATCCACATCCAGCACTTCCCCATCCACCGCCTGGGCCAGGCTCTGCGCGGCGCTCTGCGCGCTCACAGGCGGCACCCAGTCGCGCGGCGGCTGCGCCACTGCGCTCACATACGCCAGACCCTTGCTGCTGGTCTTCTTCCAGCCGCTGATCGGCACCTGGACTGAGCCGTACTGGTCCGGCGTCTGGCTCATCACGAACGCGCAGAACGCGTCCAGCTCCTCCACCTTCACGTTCATCATTCCGGTGAAGTCCACCTTGCTGTCAGGCTTGGTGCTCTTGAAGATCGACAGGTTCAGCTTGAAGGTCATCGGTTGGGTTGCGAAGGGTTGTT